GGAGAATGCAGGTCAAGGTGAAATGCGAATGACCCAATTCGAAGTAGAAAATGTTATTGGTCTTTCTCATTCAATGTTCAAACATATTGTTGCCCTTAATACTTACACTGAGCCATTCTTATCTCTAAGAGCAAGTGACCAAAGAGAGTTAATTGAAGAACTGTTGGGAATCACAGAACTGTCTCGTAAAGCAGATACGCTCAAAGAAATTTCAAAGAATACTAAAGAGCAAATAAGAGAAGAAGAATATACATTAAAGGCCGCTGAAGATACGAATGCTCGTATTCTAAAGAGTATCAAAGATATTGAACGCAGACAGAAAGTTTGGACTAACAAACAACAGACAGACTTAGAAGCATTAGAAACAGAGTTATCGTCATTGTCACACTTAGATATCGAATCTGAGTTAAAGAACCACGAGTTACTAGTAACATACAATGAAAATTTGGCTGCCAAAGACCAAGCATCTTCTTGGATTAATAGCATTAAAGCAGACAATACGAAACAGACTAAACTAATAGAACGTTTAGACAAAGAAATAAAACTAATTGAAGAACATAAGTGCCACGCTTGTGGACAAGAAATACACGATGACAAACAAGAAGAAATATTAGCAAACAAGAACAAACAGAAAGACGAAGCAGTAGAACATCTAACTGGCAACGAAACTTCATTAGAAGAATATGTTGCTGTAATAGAAGAGATTGGTGATATCGGTGATAAACCTAAAACATTTTACGATACACTATCAGATGCTTATCAACATCAAAATTCTGTGGAAAAATTGGCAGAAGCAATTGAGAGTAATAAAAACACAGAAGACCCGTATGCTGACCAGATTGCTGATATGCGTGATAGTGCGTTAGAAGATGTAGACTATGGTCATATGAATACACTAAACTCGTTATTAGAACACCAAGACTTCTTATTAAAACTACTAACGAACAAAGATAGTTTCATTCGTAAAAAGATTATAGACCAGAACTTAAGTTATCTAAATTCTAGGTTAGCACACTACTTAGATAAACTAGGATTACCACACGATGTTGTATTCCAGAGCGACTTGTCAGTAGAGATTACAGAGTTAGGTCGTGACTTAGACTTTGACAATCTAAGTAGAGGTGAAAGAAATCGACTTATATTAGGTTTAAGTTGGAGTTTCCGTGATATATTCGAGTCATTATACAGCACAATTAACGTGTTATTTGTTGATGAATTGATAGATAGCGGAATGGACACGAACGGTGTCGAATCATCACTTGCGATTCTTAAGAAGATGGCAAGAGATGGAAACAGAAGTGTGTATTTGATTTCACACAAAGACGAATTACAAGGGCGTGTAGAAAGTGTCCTTAATGTAATAAAAGAAAATGGCTTCACAAGTTTTTCCCACGAAGAGGAAAGCGCCATGTACAAAACACAGGAGTAACATATGAACACAGATTCACAAATCGCAGAAGCAATGGAAACATACTTAGCAGAGAATGCCAAGTTTGAAGAAAAAGGCGTGAAAGCGTCTGCGGCTCGTGCCAGAAAAGCACTAGGTGATATTGGCAAACTTACGAAAGTTCGTAGAGCAGAAATCCAAGACAAAAAGAACAGTATGTAATTGGTTGTATGGAAGAATATATACCAAAATTCTTAGATATGATGTACGACAGCGAGATTGCTAAACATCTCACTATCGAAGAAGTTCGGGATGCATTTCATACAAATCAAATTGAAAGTAAAAAACAAGCAAGTCTAGCCTTCGAAGCCGTTAGCAGTAATGCAAATAAAGTTTTGTATATCGGCTCTTGGCTAGGCTTTCTTACTCGTGTACTGGTTGAGAAATATCCATCTGTGAACTTCTATGAAGTTGATAGGGACACACGATGTAAAGAAGTGAGTGGTAGATTCAATTATACATTTAAGAATTATCTTGGGCATCAAAGTGCGAACATCGATGATTTTGAAAGTATTAATGATTTCGATACTATTATTAATCTTAGTTGTGAACATATGACTACAGATTGGTATAATAGAATCAAGTCAGGAACACAACTTATCATACAAAGCAACAATTTAGTAATTGATGACCACATTAATAATTGTAAATCATTACAGGATTTTAAAAAGAAGTATCCGCTTAAAGAAATAAAGTACAGTAATACACTAAAACTCAATGTTTTCAACAGATTTACATTATCTGGCATAAAATAAAAAAATATTAAAAAAACATCAAAAAACGCTTGACTTTGGGTTTACAGTATGTTACTATAATAAATATCAGCAGGTTCCTTTGTCTCCTCTAAACCTCTCTCATCGACATTGGTACTTGTTGCTTCAACCCAAAAAGGGGTTGGGTGGGTTAGACCTTAACGTACCACTCTAAAAAGCACAAAAAGGAAATGTAAGGCGGGAAACCCAGTAGTAGAAATATTACTGGGTTTTTCTTTTGCCTAAATACTTATATCTTAGGGAGAGTTAAATGATGTCACCAAAAACAATCGAAAGAGTAAAATGGCTTGCTACATTTATGTTTGTATGTGCGGGAACATTGATATCTATTAATATTCCTGAATCAAAATACGCATTTCCGTTATTTGCAACAGGACATATCATAGCAATCTATGTGTTTGTGACATTGAGAGATAAACCACTAATTGTACAAAATATATTTTTCTTATGTATTGATGTGATAGGAATATATCAGTGGTTAATAGCGCCTACACTTTCTTCTTAACGCTTTTTAGATATTCAGTAAGAATCTTCGAACTTCCTACTCGGACATTGATAATGCCATTATAGTACTCATCTGTTTCAAGTACTCTGCGGTCAAACTGTTCTTTGGCTTCTACATAACTTAACGCACCACGACTCGGACAATAATGTAAGATTTCACGTGAAAACTTATCGGGGCCTAATTTTTTTACATCGGCATTCAAGTGGTCAGAAGAACCCCAATATGTTCTCCAATCGCTTTCTTTATAACCACGTCTTTTGTTCTTTCTTCCTTTAAGTGGTGGTTTAGTGGTTTTAAATCTTGCTAACTTCTTACCCACGTACTTTTTGTTATTCGTAAGATTCGTAATAAGATACACAAATCCCTCAACATCTTCAGGTAATTCATTTACGACTTTATTATTATATGTCCATTCACTCATTATTGTCTCATTGTTTATATCTTAATTAGGTCTAAAGACCTAATATCATCAGAAATTTCTTTTCGTTCCACTCAAAGAAGATTTCCTCGATATTTATTTCTTCCATATAATTATATATCTATATTATAAAACCATTATTTTATTACTTGTTCAGTTTGGAAGACACAATTGCCCATCCCTGGACAATTGCGAATGAAACTTGTTCTTGTTCATCAGATTCTATGTCTAAGTTAGCCGCTAGTTACGGCGAGGTCGGTTGGCGATTCCCTCTTAACTTAGTATTGCGTCTTTCGACCCAACGGCACTTTGAATAATCCACATAGAATAAAATATCATCAAAGTTGGTAGTGCTTTAAAACCTACCCGCGGTTTGTACATTTCTGTACGGTAAATACTAGTCATTCAATTACCTTTAGAGTAACGAATGTTTTGATACAAACAGTTCTTGTGGTTAACGAGAAGCAGTGACGGAGTTCATCCCATCTTATCCGAACGTATGTATAATATACGCCCTCAATCCCGAGTCGGCAACCCGACTAACAGTTCCACTATGTATTGGTTTATTGTAATCATTATTAGCCTTTGGGGATTTATATTAGAATTAAAAATTGTTTTTGAATCGATTTGTATTAGTTATGTTGAACATACTAACACAACGAAAAGGGGATGTCAACCCTTTTTGCAACTTTTTTTATATTTTTTTATAAAATAGGTGTTCCAGCGTTTTTACTGAGTTCAAAGTTGTCTTGTACTATCTCATTTAGGTATTCTATGTGATTAGCCGGCATCTCGTGGAGTTCTGATATACTTACGCCCCCTCTCATATACCAAGATAGTTTATATAGAGTTTTGTGTAGATTATCAAGTTTTTTTAGATAAGACTCTTGCTTTTCTACTATTTCTTCGCCGCTGGCAGTCTTTAACCAGCCGAGGAAAAATTTACAGGGTTCATCTCAAACTTTATCTTATCTTTGTGATTACACGATTCACAGGCAAACTCAAAGGTTGTCAAGTCTTCGGGTCTTTTAGTTACAAGTTCTACCTTATCATTGACTTCTTTTATAACTGTTGCTGGTACATTGTTCATAAACTCCATAATCATTTCTTTATCTTTGACAACTTCATCTGGTGTTTCAATTTTGTCAATGGCATTTATTAACAGGTCCACGTTTTGTTTTGAAACCTTTCTAAAACTAATCGCAAACTGCTTTGCTAGTTCCATTTCAGTTATTTCGTTGTCGCCTACTGCTTGAATACTTTGTAAAATACGTTGTTGTTCAACATCAATCAATGCTAGTCTTGTCATACTTTCTATTTTCGGAGGAGTAATATGAATTTTTAAGTCTCCGTGTTCAATAGGGTCAACTTTGTCTATTTCTGGAAACTTTTCAAGGACATTGTTTATGTCTATGTTATATTCTGCTTGTTCTTCACATTCAGAACAAGTATGTAAATGTGTAATAGTTTTTCCATATGTTGCATATTTTATCGCTAAGAATAGTAAGTCAGCATCTATGTTACATAATTCTCTAGGGTCTGGAATTGACGGAACACAACTTTTTATAACATTCATCAAGGCTTCACCATTAAGAAGAGCATCTGGATTTTGCATTGATATCTCATCAATAGCAGTCATAGGCATGATAGGAATTTCATCTAATATTGTTTTAGGAATTTCCGGATTAAATCTGCCGCCAGTAGGAATTTGTACATAAATCGTTGGTTTACGAAAGTACTTAGATAATGGATTTAGTTTTTCGCTCATTTTATTTCCTTTGATAAATACAGTATAAGTTAATTAATTGGATAATTAAGTATGAATATAATTATCTTCATTAATATTTATCTTTAATAATAACTACGAAGTTTTAGAATAGAGAGTACTAATGGCAACAGACGAACAAAATGTTTATATAACGGGCTCCAGTCTAGCAGATTGGAGTACAGAAGCAACTCAGGCACAAATTGCGGGTAGTTTAAAGCAGATTCAAGCAGATGGTAATGCCATGATTAGAATGCTAACTCATATTGCTAACGGAACAAAGATATCAGCAAAAGAACTCAAACAAGCCAAAGATTCAGTTAGAACAGGTAATAGAAATGAAGCAGTTAATAACAAAAAAGAACAAGCACGAGATAACCGAGTTATTAACAGTCAACAAAAAATAGCAAGTTCTGGTCTTGCTACTCTGTCCGCTATATCAGGATTAAGGTCAGACACACTTGATGTTGAGAGAAGACAGAAAAAGAGAGATGAGTACTTTCAAGCATTACAAAAACAAGGTTTTACCGATGATGCCGCTGGAAAGGCAGCCGACAGAAAAATACAGATGGACCTTTATAGTAGAATAGGCGGGGTTCTGGCAGGGTTCACTGCTAGTGTTACAGGACTTGTCGAGGCAGGTTTCGCTGGAGTAGAAAAGGGATATGCAGAGAGATTTGCAATGGTTGCCGAAATGAGACAAGCGGGATTACTGGGAAAAATGGACGACACTGAAGCGGGTTTTATATCGTTATCAAAAACTATATCAGCAACGAATTTCACTTTTGGCGAAGCATCAGAATTCACTAAAGAATTTGCTAGAGCAGTTGGTGTAATCGGCGTTAAGTCAGCATTACAATTTTCTGAATCAGTTGCCTCTACTACTGGCATGGATTTTATGAGAAAATATGCATTAGAATTTGGTCAAGTTGCCAACATCGCTGGAGAATATATCGACTCACTAAGAATAGGTGGACAACTTAGTACTATGAGTGATAAAGATATGAGGTCTGGAATGAATGATTTTATGTCTAATGTAGAAATGACTTCAAATGTATTAAAAATCTCAATGGAAGAAGCGGCGGCATTAATGAAAAAAGCAATCGGTCCAACTGATGTAGCATTGATGGCAATGTTACCTGAAGAACAAAGAAAAGCGATTGAGGCTGGATTCCAATCAGTAAATGCACAAGGTAATCCTATGTCAGAAACACTCGCAAAAAGATTAGCGGCGGGTAGCAGAGGCGCATTCTTACAGACAGCAGAATACCAAGAGATGGCACAAACTGCACCAGGACGAGAAGTTCTTAATTTCGTTGAACAAATGGCAAATACATTAGAAACAGGGTCAAACGAAGATTTTCAGTCAGCACTAGCACAGGGATTTCCAGAACTTGCAACCAGTCTTATTGAAATGACAAGAGGAACGGGCGTAGGAGTTCAATTACTTAACGACCCACAATTAGCAGGGATGGTTGGTTCGATTATCGAAGCATCACAGAACTACGGTGGCGACAGAGGAGCCGATGCTGGCACTACTGCGGGTGCAAGACAAGATGCAGAAGGAACACTTATACAACAGCAAATACAAATAAGAGAAGCACTTGTGTTAAGTGAAGCGGCAATGAATACGCATATGGAAAACTTTATTGATGACATGATGGACATAAATGTGGCTCAGTTACAATTAGCAAGAGAAGTAGCAATAACATTAGAGACAATGTCCGGAATTACTGGGATAACAAATGAAGTTAGAACTTTTCTAACAACACTCAAAGATAAATCATTATCTGCTATTCTTTCAACACTTCCGGGTGAGGCTAGTCCTGAGTTACAAGCGTTATTAGATGCACAAAGTGGATATACTAGTCAAATTCTGAGCGATAGTGGGTCCAGAGAACTAGACAGTGACTTCGACAAAAAAATGATAGGATTTACCGAGAGGCTTGAGAGTATAAAAGAAGATTATGGTAACGAGACTATCGGAAAAAATGAGAGAGACGAACAAATCAAAGAATTACTTATCAGTTTTCAGATGCAGTCTAAACTTACAGAAGCGATGTTGATAGCAAATAAAGAAGCAATCACGGCAGGCTCCGAAAAAGAATCAACTTGGGAACAAAATGTTCAGGATATTGCCAAATTCGCAGGTGAGTTGAATAAGTTCACAAAGAAAATGGATTAAGAAAAGAAATAGGAATATAGGGTTGACAATAAATATAAAATATGTTAAGATAGATAAATTAGGATTAAATTATGACTTGGAAAAAGTACTTTAAAACATACGATGGCATGCCTCGTAGAACACAGGAATTTGGAACTGCTCCGAATAATGCCTCTAGTTCAAAATACAGCAGTTGGCTACCAGAGGTTTATTTGGGACAACCCAATAGAGCCCAGAGATATGGACAGTACGACCAAATGGATATGGATTCTGAAGTCAATGCCGCATTAGACACGATTGCAGAGTTCTCTACATTGTTTAGTGAAACTACTAAACTACCATTTAACATTCAATACAATGATGACCCATCGTTTACTGAAAACGAAGTTCTTCAAAAATCACTACGTCAGTGGTGTTCAATGAATAAAATGAACAAACGTATTTTTAGAATTTTTAGAAATACAGTGAAATACGGTGACCAATTATTCGTAAGAGACCCAGAAACATACAAACTATATTGGGTAAATCCAGCAAAAGTTGAAAAAGTTGTAGTAAACGAAGGCAAGGGTAAAAAGATTGAAGCATATTATATTAAAGATTTAGACATCAATATGCAAAGTCTTAACATTACAGCAGACAGTGTTAAACTATCACAAACCGGAAGCCAACATATGGGCATTCCAACACAAACATCTGGTTTACAACAAGGATATACTTCTTCTTCGCCACAGGCTGGAAGATTCACTCAAGACCAAACATCAACAGCAATTGATGCCAAGCATGTCATTCATGTGTCTTTGAGTGAGGGTATCGACCAATACTGGCCATTCGGCACAAGTATGCTTGAGCCTGTATTTAAAGTATATAAACAAAAAGAACTACTAGAAGACTCTATCATTATCTATCGTGTTCAAAGAGCGCCAGAACGTAGAGTATTCTATATCGATGTTGGTGATATGCCAACTCACAAAGCACGACAACACTTAGAGCGTATTAAGAATGAAATCCATCAACGTAGAATCCCATCTAAAACTGGTGGTGGTGCTAACGTTGTTGATAGTGCATACAATCCACTATCTATTATGGAAGATTACTTCTTTGCTCAAACAGCCGAAGGCCGTGGTTCTAAAGTTGAAACATTGCCAGGTGGTGAGAACTTAGGAGAAATTGATGACTTGAAATTCTTCAATGACAAACTTCTAAGAGGATTGCGTGTCCCACCAAGTTACTTAGGCGGCATGGATGCAAATGGTTCTGCGTTTAATGATGGTAGAACTGGCACAGCAATGATACAAGAGTTTAGATTTACAAAATACTGTGAAAGACTACAACAACTTATTGTTGAAGAACTAGATAAAGAATTTAAGATGTTCTTAAAGCATCGAGGTGTTCAAATTGAAAGTAGTTCTTTTGACCTATCATTCAATGTTGTACAGAACTTTGGTAAATATCGTCAAGCAGAAGTAGACCAAGTAGCAATGAATGTGTTTACGAGTGTTGAAGGTGCAGATTACATCAGTAAGCGTTTTGCGATGAAGCGTTTCTTAGGATTATCTGAAGAAGAAATCTTAGAAAATGAAATGTTGTGGAAAGAAGAACGTGACCTTTCAGACCCTCTTGCACAAAGCGAAGACGGACTTAAGGGCGTAGGTGCTTCTCCGGGACCAGTGGGTGGCGATTTTGATGCTGGAGACTTTGATGCAGATGACTTAGACGACTTAGGCGATGAAGATAATGTAACAGGCGCAGAATCTCCTATTTCTGGAGCAGAAAATACTGATACCGACGCTGATTCTAGCGATAATGTATAAATACATAGAGCGAGGAGCGTAATAATCGCTTCTTTAATAATTGTTTATTCAAGGAGAATATAAAATGGCAGTAGTACAAACAATGACAATCACAGATGATAGTGGAAAAGCACACGCATCAAGCGAAGCATTAATGGATGCCTTTCATGCTGATTGCACTAATGACGAAGAAGTGGTTGCTAAAATTGAAGCGGCAACAGAGGCTGGTACAGCCGTTGCTGAAGTAGAACTTTCAGAAGCAGGTGATATGGTTACTATTAATAGAACTTGGGCAGATGCCGCTTGGGCAGAAGTCAAAGATATGGAACATGCAGTATATACTGGATGGACCGTAACTCACCAAACTGACGAGTAATTAAAATTTAAGAAGACGGGCAAGTTTAATGAAGTATATTGAGATAAACGAAAATTATTCTCCAGAAGATGACGAGTTCAATAGCATTGACCTTGAGGACACTCGTAAGGTTCGACTAACTCTTGCCCATCTTTCTAAACTAAGAAAAATTAGAGAGTATAGAAAATATCAAAAAGGTGCTAAACAGGCACAGGTAAAACAACAGTATGGCGCTTCAAAAGAAGCCTCTGGACCTCCTGATTTTTAAATACTAGCAAGATAATTAAAGAATTAAGTATCACTTTTTAAAAAGTAATATTTCACTAAATATCTTAACATCAGCGAAAAAACCGTAAAAACCGCTCATTTTGTCGTATATTTCCTGTATACGACCATAATCCCTATAAATACTTGTGTATGAAACAAAACATGTCATTTACTTTGTAAAAGATATGCAATATGTTCGTTTCTATAACCTGCCGCACCTTGTGGCTAATGAATAAGATTAATAAGGAGACTTATAATGTCCAGAAGTACACTAGAACAAGTGCTAGAATTGTTAATCAACGAAGAGACTGATAAAGCAGAATCGCTTTTACACGACTTTGTTGTTGAACAAGCACGACAAATCCATGAGGATTCTCTTAACGAAAGCGACACCGTTGTAGAAGAAGAACTTGAGGAAATTGAAGAATCAGAAGAAATCGAATCTTTGAACGATGATATCGAAGAAGATTCTGATGAAATTGAAACAGAAGAAATGTTTGATGATGAAGATATGTCTGACGATGAGGCTGAAGAGGACCTAGAAATGGGTGATGAAGAGCCATCTGAAGAAATTGAAGACAGAGTTGAAGATTTAGAATCAGCATTATCTGACCTAGAAGCAGAATTTGAAAAAATTATGTCTGGCGAAGACGATGCAGAAGATGAAGGCGAAGAAATGGATATGGATGATATCGATTTAGATATCGAAGAGCCTGAAATGGAAGAATCAGTAGAAGAAGTTGTTGAAGAAGCAGACGAAACTGAAGAAGCCGTTGAAGAAGCCGCATCTGAAGATTTAGACGAAAACGAAGAAGAAAAGTTGGAAGAATATACAATTCCAGCATCTGCTAACGAAGGTGACAATGGCGAAGGTTCTTCACCAGTTGCTAAAGATGGCGGCGCAGACGAAAGTGACGCGGCACCAGTTGGACAAAACGATGGTAATACATCTGGCGGTTCAGCATCAGCAGAAGATATGAAAACAGGTAATGTAAACACAGTTGGCAACAAGAAAGCGCCAGCGCCGAAAAAAGCCTAAGTAATATAATTCTTTTTAGGAGAAACCAATGACAGTTCTTATTGAAAAATATACACATAATCAAGCAAACGTTAAGTCACGTATTGTTGAGAACGAGTCAGGTGAAAAGAATATGTTTATGGAAGGTATTTTTGTACAAGGTAATGTCAAAAATGCTAATCAAAGAATGTATCCTGTGAGCGAAATATCTAAAGCAGTGGAATCAGTCCAACAAAGAATTAAGGAAGGATTTCCAGTTTTAGGCGAATGCGACCATCCACCTGAATTAACAGTCAACGTTGACCGTGTTTCACATATTATTGAAAATATGTGGATGGACGGTGCAGACGGATTTGGAAAACTAAAGATTGTTCCTACGCCAATGGGTAACATTATCAGAACATTAATCGAATCAGGTGCCACTTTAGGTGTCTCGTCTCGTGGTTCTGGTGAAGTTGACAGCAGTGGCAAAGTGAGTAATTATGAAATTATCACGGTTGATATTGTGGCACAGCCAAGTGCCCCGGATGCATATCCAAAAGCAATATACGAAGGATTAATGAACATGCGTGGCGGTTACCAAACTTGGCAACTAGCACAAGGTGTTCAAAACGACAAGACAGCACAGAAGTACTTGTCAAAAGAAATAGTTAAGTTCATAAGAGAACTTAAACTTTAATAGAAGAAGGAGAACCAACAATGGCACAAAATGAAATCCTTGCTGGCCTTCTTGAGTCTGATGTTTTGAGTGAAGAAGTTTCTACTCAAATTTCAGAGGCTTGGGAAGCACAAATAAATGAAGCAAGAGAGGAGATAACAGCCGAGTTGCGTGAAGAGTTTGCACAGAAGTTTGAACACGACAAATCAGTGATTGTTGAAGCAATGGATAACATGCTTTCAACTGCAATCAAAACTGAAATGGATGAGTTTAAAACAGACCGTGAGGCACTAATCGCAGAGCGTGTTGCGTATAAGAAAGCAATTTCTGAACATGCATCACTCCTTGAAAAATTCATTACTTCTCAATTAGCAAATGAAGTTAAAGAACTTAGAGCCGACCGCACGAAAGTTAACGAACATTTAGATAGAACTAAAGAATTCGTTGTTAAACAACTTTCACGTGAATTGGCAGAGTTCCACGATGATAAGCGTGATTTAGTGGAAACTAAAGTACGCATGGTAGCAGAAGGTAAAGAGATTCTTAATAAGACTAAGGATTCATTTATCAAGCGTTCAGCAGAATTAGTCGAAAAGACAATTAATAATGCTTTGCGTTCTGAATTGGCTGTTCTTAAAGAGGACATCCAAGCGGCTAAAGAAAACGAGTTTGGCCGTAAGATTTTTGACACATTCGCAGGCGAATTTATGACCTCACAATTAAGTGAAGGTACTGAAGTTGCTAAGATTACTAAAAAATTAGAAGAATCTGCATCCGAGATTGCTAAATTGGAAGCAACAATTACTGAAAAAGAAGAAGCCATTTCAAGCGCCGAAACTGCAAAGAAAGTTTTAGAAGACAGAATGGACCGACAAAAGGTCATGGAAAGTCTTTTATCGCCTCTAGGCAAAGAAAAGCGTACAGTTATGGTTGATTTACTTGAAACAGTAAAAACAACTAATTTAAAATCTGCATTTAAGAAATACTTACCTGCAGTTTTGAATGAGACCGTCTCAACAGAGGCAAAACAATCGTTAAATGAAGGCAAAGTAACAGAACACACTGGCGATAGAGTTGAAGAAGTAGTAACTTCAGAAGCACCATCACAGGGTAGCGATGCCAATATAATCCAGTTAAAGAAATTGGCTGGACTTAAATAATAACCAGAAACAGGAGAGAAAGATGGAAAATCTTTTCGAAGGAAATAATTGGGACACTACACGTGAAACACTTTTAGATGGTCTAGAAGGTAACAAGCGTGATGTAATGTCTTCAGTTTTAGAAAACACAAAACAAGCACTTACAGAAAGTGCGGCAGCGGGTGCAACACAGGCTGGTAATATTGCTACTTTAAACAAAGTTATTTTACCAATCATTAGACGTGTTATGCCAACTGTTATTGCAAACGAAATCATCGGCGTACAGCCAATGACTGGTCCAGTTGGACAAATTCACTCACTAAGAGTACGTTATGCAGAAGCAGCCGGTGGCGCTACAGCAGGTGCTGAAGCACTTTCACCGTTTGATATTGCTAACAACTACTCAGGCGACGGTTCTGCGGCTCCAGCCCCAACTTCGTCATTAGAAGGTGAAGCAGGCCACAAAATGTCAATTCAAGTTCTTAAGCAAACAGTTGAAGCGAAAACTCGTAAACTATCTGCTCGTTGGACATTTGAAGCGGCACAAGATGCCAATTCAATGCACGGCTTAGATGTTGAAGCAGAAATCATGGCAGCACTTGCTATGGAAATCACTGCTGAAATCGACCAAGAAATTTTAGGTTCACTAAAATCATTGGCTACATCAGCGGCTACAGATTTCGACCAAACTGCTATTGGCGCCCGTCACACTACAACTTTTGTTGGTGACGAGCATGCGGCACTTGCAACATTAATGAACAGAGAAGCAAACCTAATTGCACAGCGTACTCGTAGAGGCGCGGCAAACTGGGCAGTAGTTTCTCCAACAGCATTAACATTGCTACAGTCTGCAACTACATCAGCATTTGCTAGAACTACTGAAGGTACTTTTGAAGCACCAACAAACACTAAGTTTGTAGGTACTTTGAACGGCTCAATGCGTATCTATGTAAACACATACGCTACAGACGACACAGTTCTTTTAGGTTATAAAGGTCAAGGCGAAATTGACGCGGCTGCGTTCTATTGCCCATATGTTCCATTAATGTCATCAGGCGTTGTGGTTGACCCAAGTTCATTCGAACCAGTAGTATCATTCATGACTCGTTACGGGTATGTTGAATTGAACAACACTGCATCATCACTTGGTAATGCGGCTGACTACGTTTCAAAAATTGCAATGAACAACGTTTCATTCACATAATATTTTATTATATTAATAATGAATATAAAAAGCCACCTTCGGGTGGCTTTTTTATTGCCCGTTTCCAAGATATAAAGATAAATACAACTAACATTATAAAGTTTATTTTTTTGGAAGAATACGATGGCAGAACAGATTAAATTTGGTGATAAATTATTTCTCAAAGGCGAAACATTAATTTTAGATAACGGCGCAAGTGATGCCGTAATCAAACCTAATAATGGTACACTAAAAATTGATGGCAATCTGACTGTTTCAGGAACTCAAACTGTAGTAGAATCTGAAACTGTAACAATCGCTGATAACATACTTCTCGTTAATTCAAATGTAACTGGCGCACCATCTGAAAATGGTGGTATTGAAGTTGAAAGAGGAACAAGCGACAATGCATCTATTCTTTGGAATGAAACTTCTGACAAATTCGAATTAAAAGTTGGCTCTGCAAGTGCAGACCTTGTAGCAAATATAGTTACTACAACTAGTGTTACTGGTGCATTTTCTGGTGACTTATCTGGTAATGTTACATCTACTGGACTATCTACCTTTACCGATGTAGATATAAACGGCGGAAATATAGACGGAACAGTCATAGGAGCATCAGTTCCACAGGCAGGAACTTTTACAACTCTAAATGCTACTACTATAGACGGAACAGTAATAGGCGCAACTACACCCGCCGCAGGTACTTTCACAACTCTAAATGCTACTACTATAAATGGAGCAGTAACAGGAACAGTTTCTAATATTGCTAACCATGATACAGATGATTTAGCAGAGGGAACAAATAATCTTTATTATACTCAAGCGAGAGTTGATGCAAGATATGCCCAATTACAAGCAGACTCTAATTTTATAGAAACATTAGATGGCCAAACAGGGTCATATTATTTAGATTATTCTAATTTTACTGGCACCCCTACTACTACGAGCAGTCTTGCTAATCATAGCATAGACGCATTAAATGATGTTGACACAACTACAGCGGCACCTACAACAGGACAAACTATCATATGGAATGGTACTAACTTTGTTCCAGGAGAAAGTTTCAGTCAAGCAGATTTCAATACAGCATTCACAGCCAAAGATACTGATGATTTATCAGAAGGTACAACAAACTTATATTATACTGATGCTAGGGCACAAGCAGTTTCGATAAACAATCTCGTAGAAGATACATCGCCACAGTTAGGTGGAACTTTAGATTTAAATACATTTGACCTTACTACAACTGACCCTACTGTTTCATTAACAACAACATTAACACCAGTGACAGCACAAGGTACAGTCGGTTCATCAACTGAGACAAATTTATCTAATGCTACGGTTACAGTTAATACACAGGCAGATGTCGCAAATGCAGTAAGCAGTTATATAACACTTTCAAGTACGGAAATAACTAACCTAGGATTTAAAGGCGAAATATCTTTAACATATTTTGGTTCGGCAGCCACATCAAGTAATTTTGTTTGGAGAGATGTATCTGATAGTGCAGAACAAAACAATATGGTTATTGTTTATTCTCCGCCAACAGACGAATATACATTTACATTACCAACAGACGCAACATTTCCAATAAACTCACTTGACGCTGATATTTACTTTAAGCAATACGCCTATGGCGAAATGACAGTTACGAGTGCTACAGCACTTAGTAGTTCTACTATTCAACTTAGAGATGCTAACGGTTTTTATATCGATAAAGACCACGTGACAGTTACTAGTTTAGGTGGCACAAGTTATAAAATTGTTTACTGGACACATGATGTGAGCGTGGGAGATGTCATTGATGTCATAGCCGCATCGGCACAAACAGCAATTTTTGAATGGGGTACAGAATCTTTTTCTGAACCTGGATTTGTATTAACATCAGAAGGCTTCTCAGTAACATCATCTACAAATGATATTTTCGCATTAGGTGATTTAGAAATTACAACAGGCAGTGTAACTGGTGAAGTTGTGGGTTGGTCAGTTTATGATTCTCCAACCAATAACACTATTATTTCTGGTCTAACAACAGTAACAATTGACGGAACAGGATATCAGTCTGCAATAACTGTGAGTGAAGTTCCAATTATAATGACTGGTAATGCAGATACTGGAAACGAACTTTCTTTAGCAGTCGGCTCAGGAACAGATGCAAGACTTTGGTTGCTTAATAATTCCGGAAATCTAATATATAAATTCCCAGCGGCAGACGGAACAGCAAATCAAGTAATGAAGACTGATGGTTCTGGTGACTTAGTTTGGGCTAATGATAACGATACAACCTATGTGAGTTCAGACTTCACACACGATGACTTAACTGGTTTCGTTGCAGACGAACATATTGATTGGACACAAGCAAGTGCGGGAACTATTCACGCAAGTAATTATACAGACACCGATACAGTTTATACGACATTCAACTCAGATTTTGATACTAGACTAGCAACAAAATCAACAACTAACTTAAGTGAAGGAACAAACTTATACTACACTGATGCAAGAGCAGATGCAAGAGCAGACATTAGGGCACAATTAAAAATTGATGCATTAGTTGGTGGCGCTTCATCAGCCTTTGATACATTGTTAGAAATTGAAAATGCAATGGCTACTGATACTGAATTGACTAACGCAATTTCGGCACTAAACCATGACAGTTTATCGGGATTTGTAGCAAATGAACATATTGACTGGACACAATCAGGTGCCGGAACTATTCATGCTAGTAACTATTCTCCAGACCAAACAGTAACATTGACTGGTGCAGGCGCTACGAGCATTTCAGGAACATATCCTAACTTTACTATCACAAGTACTGATACGAATACATCAACTGATATTACAGGTGATATAATCCCGGCAACAGACGACACTTATGACCTAGGTAGTACTAGTAAGAAATATTCTAACATATACGGACACAATATAACAGCAACATATGCCGACTTGGCAGAAAGATATGCGGCTGATGGAATATATGAAGCAGGAACAGTTGTAGTGTTTGGCGGTGAAGCAGAAGTTACTACAACAACAGAAGCACAAGATGTTTCAGTTGCTGGTGTAATCTCAACTAATCCGGCACTTAAATTAAATGCAGATGCTGGAAATTCACAGACACATCCTTATGTAGCATTAAGAGGAAGAGTTCCGTGCCAGATAATTGGTCCAGTATCTAAGGGTGACTTAATCGTAACAGCAGACAATGAGCCAGGCTTTGCACAAAGTGTTGGCAAAAATGACACAGGTCGTTCAGTGTTTGCCAAATCAATTGAAACAGACTTAACAGAAGGTAAAAAACTGATTGAAGTAGTTATTTTATAATTAACTCAGTTCTTAATATTATTAACTGTAAGTATTGCTTTTTCAACTAATCCGATAAATACTATTGTAACAGTTGTGCTGACACCACATTCTTAACTGTTGCAAACCAATGTTAGAGAGAATAAAGGACTCTTTAACATCTTATGTGAAGGAGAGTAACTTGCTTTTATATCAGAAGTTGGAATTAATTACATGAAATATTTGTCGTCAGCAAAGAGGTTTATGTATGCAATCAATGGAGATATTGAATCTTTCACTAGGCTAGCCTTTAACACTAGCCGAGGAATGGAAACATTCTTATAATGGTATTATATAATATATAACGGGAGAAAATACATGGCAGCATATGCAATTCAATTCCGTCGCGGTACAACAACAGAACATTCTTCATTCACGGGTTTAGCGGGTGAAGTTACTGTTGATACAACTAAGAATACAGTTGTAGTCCACGATGGTTCAACACAAGGTGGACACGCCCTAGCCCTAGAAGGCGCGGCTCTTTCATCTACAACTGGTTCATTCTCAAGTAATGTAACAGTTGGTGGAACATTAGCCGTTACCTCTACCACAACTATGGGTGGAAACCTAACAATGACTGGTCACATTTTGCCAAGTGCAAACGTGACTTACGATTTAGGTTCAACTTCAAAGATGTGGAGAGATGTTTATATTGGCCCAGGTTCATTATACATTAACGGTAAAAAAGTTATTGAAGATGACTCAGGTTCAATTAACGTAACAACGGACGCAAACGAAGACCTTAAATTCACTACTAGTGGAACAGGTACTTTAAAACTAATTTCTGGTAATGGTATTTCAATTACTGGCGAGATTAACGCAACATCAGGTGATATTCAAATCGGTGACCACATCGATATGAACTCATCATTAATTAAAGAACTAGCAACTCCGGTTTCTAGTACTGATGCGGCAAACAAAGCCTATGTCGATTCAACATCGGCTTCAGCAGTAACCGGCGGTTCAAACGCAGGTTCATTTACAACTTTAACAACTTCAGGTAACACTACTATCGGTGGTAACTTGACAGTTTCAGGTACAACAACAACTGTAAACTCAACACAAATCGAACTTGGTGACAATATTATTGCACTTAACGCCGATGCTACTGGCTCTCCTACACAGAATGCTGGTATTGATGTTGAGCGTGGTGATTCATTAAATGTTCAGTTACTATGGGACGAAACAAATGACAAGTGGACAGTAGGTTCAGAAACATTTGTTGCGGCAACATTCGAAGGTGACTTAACTGGTGATGTAACTGGTGCAGTTGATGGTGTTGTAGGTGGTAACACACCCGCAGCCGTAACTGGTACAGTTATTACTGCAAACACAAACTTTGCTGGTAATTTAACTGGTAATGTAACTGGTACAGTTTCAAGTCTTTCTAATCATATAATTGATGAAGATGGTATGGGCTCAGACAGTGCTACTCAAGTTCCTACACAACAATCAGTTAAGGCTTATGTTGACGCACAAGTGGCAACTAAAGACAACACTGATGAAATTACTGAAGGTTCAACTAATCAGTATTTCACAAATGCAAGAGCAAGAGCGGCAATTTCTGCTACTGGTTCTTTAGCATATGATAGCGGAACAGGTGTTATGTCATTCACTATGAATGATGAAACAGTCCAAGATATCGTTGGTGCAATGATTACTGGTAATACTGAAACAGGTATTGCAGTAACTTATGATGACGCTGATGGTACTTTAGACTTTGTTGTAGCAAGTCAAACTGACGAAAACTTCACAACAGCAGACCACTCTAAACTAGATGGTATCGAAGCAAATGCGACAGCAGACCAATCTGATGCAGAAATCAGAGCGGCAGTTGAAGCGGCAACGGACTCAAATGTATTCACTGATGCAGACCATAGCAAATTAGACGCTATCGAGGCTACAGCGGATGTAACTGATGCTACTAATGTAGCGGCAGCCGGTGCAGTTATGGAATCAGATTCAACTACAGCGGCAATGTCGTTTGTTATTGATGAAGATAACATGGCTTCAGACAGTGCTACTAAAGTTCCAACTCAACAATCTGTTAAAGCATACACAGATGCACGTGAAACGGCAATTACAACTGCATATCAATCATATGCAGACCAAGCCGAAGTAGATGCAAAAGCATATGCAGATACAGAAATTGCGGCATTAGTTGACAGTTCGCCAGCGGCAATGGACACGCTGAACGAATTAGCGGCAGCCTTAGGTGACGATGCTAACTTTAGCACAACAGTTACTAACTCTATTGCTACTAAACTAGCACTAGCAGGTGGTACAATGTCAGGTGACATCGCAATGGGTGGTAATGATATCACTGGTGGCGGTGACGCAACATTTACTAACTTCAACGGTACGGCGACATATGCAAAATATGCCGACCTTGCTGAAAGATATGCGGCTGACGCAACATATGAAGAAGGTACAGTAATGGCATTTGGTGGTGAAGCAGAAGTAACTTCAGCACAAGGTTATGGTTCAACTAAGATTGCAGGTGTAGTTTCTACTAAGCCAGCATTCGCAATGAACGATGCGGCTGGTAACTCAGAAACTCATCCTTTCATCGCTCTACAAGGTCGTGTACCATGTAAAGTTGTTGGAACAGTTTCTAAAGGCGACATCCTAGTAGCATCTGATATTTCAGGTACTGCTACAGTATGGACAGAATCAACAGTAGACCCACGTATGACAGCATATGTTGGTATTGCTATTGAAGACAAGACTACTGATGGCGAAGGTTATGTTGAAGTGAAAGTAGGTAAGTAATTATCTAGTTTACTGAAAATAAACAACGAAAAGGGAACCTTAGGGTTCCCTTTTTATTTGGATTAGTTAACAAACATCATAACTATCTATGATATTTGATAAATAAGTGTGTAGGGTTATGAAACTCTAACAGAAAAGACTAAGAGATATTATCTCAAAGTTTAAATTAACACTCTTAAAGGAGAAATACAATGGCAGATTCAAATACACTAGGTACTCAAGGTAACGGTCTAGGTTCAAAAACTACAATCGTTAAACTAGCACTTACAAACATGACAGCGGCTAACTTAGGCACTATCTATGCGGCAATGGGCGCATTAGGTCACACAGTTGCTGGTTCAGGTACAGCAGACGGTTCAGCATTCGTGGCTGGTACAACTGACGTATTGTTCATCGCAGTACAAGGTGGTCCAGATTACACAGCAGACGCTTCAGACGCCCACGGCGTAACTGGTGCGGTTACTACTGTTGAAGCAGTAATTGGCTAATACCTAAACTTTTAATTAAGTGAAAAAGCCCTCTTTATGAGGGCTTTTTTTATGTATAAAGATATCTTTTTTTATATTTTGTATAAATAGATATGTAAGTGATAAAGAAAAACACTTACGATGGTTGAGATATCTTCCGACCAATCAGATGCATGAGACTTTTCCGTGCAGTCCATTGAGAATCCTTCCGATGGATAAAAAATAAAAATAAGTAAAATAAACGTTATGTATATTATTTCATGGAATGGTCCGTGGAGTAATCAATAACAATGGCTAATTATAGGAGATAATAATGGCTGATATTAAAAACTTTGGTATCCGTGGTATAGGTGCTGATGTTCAGTTCGGTAAGTCGGGCGGTCGTGTTGTATATGATTCAGGTAATTCCCTGTTCAAAGTAACAACTGATGGTTCTACTCTAGGTAACATGAATGTCGCAACTCCAACTGCGAATGACCATGCGGCAAACAAGAGTTATGTTGACTCAGTTGCTTCTGGACTTGATGTTAAACAATCAGTTCGTGCGGCTTCAACAGCAGACGTAACTCTAAGTGGACCGGGTGCAACAATTGATGGCGTAACTATGTCATCAGGTGACCGTGTTCTACTAAAAAACCAGTCCTCAGCGGCTGAAAACGGTATCTATCTATGGAATGGCGCGGCGGCAGCAATGACTCGTGCGACTGATATGGACGGTGCCGCTGAATTTGTTGGCGCTTTTTTCTTTGTTGAAGAAGGTACAGTAAACTCAGACCAAGGCTTTGTATGTTCTACTGACGGTACAATTACTGTTGATACAACTTCAATCGCCTTTACACAATTCACAGGTACTGGTCAGTTAACAGCAGGCGCAGGCTTATCTAAATCAGGTAACGCAATGTCTGTTAATGTTGACGATACATATGTGAAAATTGACGGTAATGACGCTCTAACTGTTAAAGGTACTACGACTACTGGTCAAGTACTTCGTTCAGACGGTTCAGGTGGTGTTGCCTACGGTGCGGTTGACTTAACATCCGCAGACGCAGTTACTGGTGCATTAGGACTAGCAAACGGTGGTTTAGGTGTTGACGCATCTGATTCATCTGGTAAAACAACTGCACGTTCAAACTTAGGTTTGGGCTCAATGGCTACACAGAACTCTGGTTCTGTTGCTATTACAGGTGGTTCAGTAGACCTTTCAGGTGGTACTTTAACTCTAGCAAACGACCAAATCTCTGGTGACAAAATCTCTGGTGGTACAATTGACTCAGCAAACCTTTCAGGTGGTGCAGGCAAGACTATCTCTGGTTTCGATGTTACTGTTGCATCTGGTAAAACACTAGACGTTGATGGAACATTTGATGTAGATGGTGCTAACGGTTCAGCAATGGACAACGTAGCAGTTGGTGGCACAACAAGTGCGGCTGGTACATTTACAACTATGGCTTCTGACTCAGTTGATATTAATGGTGGTGCTATTGATGGCTCGACTATTGGTGCGAATGTGGCAGCGGCAGGTACATTTACTAATGTAGATGCTACTGGTACAATCAAAACAGATACACTAGATAACTATTCTGGTACAAACATTGCGGTTAATGCTCCAATGGATGTTACTGGTGATGTTGGTGTAACTGGTTCAGTTACGGCTACTGTTGCTATGGTTTCAGATACTATTTCTGAAAGAACTGGCGCGGCTGGTGTTACTGTAGACGGCGTTGTATTGAAAGATTCTGGTGTAACAGCAACTGGAAGTTCAAACTTGACAACTGCAACAATTGGTACTGCTGATATTAATGGCGGTGCAGTAGATGGAACAATCATTGGTGCTAACACATCAGCGGCTGGTACTTTCTCAACAATGACAACAGCGAGTGCGGCAATCACTGGTGGTGCAATTTCAGGTACTTCAATCGACTTGACAGGTCAAACTTTGACTTTGACAGCGGATTCAGTATCTGGTGATGCAGTACATGGCGGAACAATTTCTAACTTCGCTTCAACTGGTATCGATGATAACGCAACATCAACAGCATTGACAATCGATTCAAGTCAAAATGCTACATTTGGTTCAGACCTAACAGTTACTGGTGACTTAACAGTTAACGGTTCTGTAACATCAATCTCTTCAACTAACACTACTATCGAAGACAACACAATTGTTTTAAACAATGGTGAGTCTGGTGCTGGTGTAACTGAAGGTTCAGCAGGTATTTCTATCGACCGTGGTACAGCGGATGATGCACTTATCAACTGGAATGAGACAACAGATGAGTTCGAACTAAAAGTTGGTGCTTCATATGGTGACTTAAAAGTTTCAACACTTACAGGTGACCTAACTGGTGATTCAACTGGCGCACATAATGGTACAGTTGGTGCAACAACACCGGCAACTGGTGCATTTACAACAATGAGTGCTTCTGGTACTATTACTGCAAACGGTGGTGTAACTGGTGATGTAACAGGTAATGTTTCTGGTAATGCTGGAACAGTAACTAACGGTGTTTATACAACTGACACTGGAACAGTAACTAACACAATGTTAGCAGGTTCAATTGCAAATGGCAAACTATCAAATAGTGCTGTAACAATTGGTTCAACTTCACTTTCACTTGGCGCAACAGCGACAACTCTTGCTGGATTAACTTCAGTAACGTCTACTGATTTCGTTGGTGATTTGGCTGGTGATGTAACTTCTACAGGTACATCAACATTCGCAACAGTTGATATTAATGGTGGTGCTATTGACGGTTCAGTCATTGGTGCAACGACTTCAGCGGCTGGTACTTTCTCAGCGTTGAATTCAGCAAATGCTACTATCACAGGCGGTTCGATTTCAGGTGCAAGTCTGACTTCATCAAGCGTTGATATTGATGGTGGTGCGATTGATGCCACAACTATTGGTGGTAACACATCAGCGGCTGGTACATTCAGTACTTTAAGTACTGCAAGTGCTTCAATCACTGGTGGTACAGCGTCATTGACAACAGCAACAGCGACAAACCTAAACTCAGGCAACGCAACTATTACTGGTGGTTCAATCACTGGTACTGATGTTGACTTGTCAGGTCAGACCCTAACACTAGGTAATGACTCAGTTTCAGGTAATGCTATCCACGGTGGTACTATTTCTAGTGCTTCATTGGCTGGTGCCGCTGGTACAACTATATCTGCATATGACATTACTGTCGGTGCGGGTAAAACATTAGACGTTTCTTCAGCAGACGCTCTAACTTTGGCTGATAACCAGATTTCTGGTGATAAAGTCCATAGTGGAACTATCTCTGACTTTGCGTCAACTGGTATTGATGATAATGCAACTTCTACGAAGTTAACATTGTCAGACACTACTGCAACATTTGGTGTAAATGGTGACTTCGGTTCTAATACACTAACTGCAGGTGCTTCTACTTTAGCATCATTATCTGTTACAGGTAATGCTTCAGTAAGTGGTAACCTAACAGTTTCAGGTTCAGTTACAACTACTCTATCTGAAACAGTGAACATTGAAGATAACGAAATCGTTCTTAACTCAAACGAAACTGGTGCTCCTTCACAGGACGGCGGTGTTGTTATAGAACGTGGTACATCTGACAATGCGGCACTAAAATGGAACGAAACTTCAGACTCTTGGGAACTTAATGTAGGCGCGGCTAAGGCTGACTTACATGTTAACGACCTAACTGTTTCTGAAATCGCTCTAACAAACGAACTTCCATTATCAATGGGTGGTACACATACTGATACTTCAGGTTATGCGGCTGACTCAATTATGACAATGAGTGGTTCTGCAGGAGTTTCTGAACTTGCTAAAGGTTCAAATTCAACTGTACTTAAAGTTGCGGCAAACGGTACTCTTGGTTACGGTAAAGCAGATTTAACTGCTGACGTAACTGGCACTCTTCCTATAGCGAATGGTGGTACAGGTATCACATCAGCAGGTTCTGATAATAAAGTTATGATGTCAGACGGTTCTGCATTAGGTATGGAATATGTACAGCATGTACGTAATTCATCTGGTGTAGTTGCGTTAGACGGTTCAGGCGTTACTTCAGGTTCTGGTGAATATGTTGCAATTACTAATGCTACTGGTAAAGTAACATTAACAGCCAAAAATGCGGCTAACTCTGGTGCTGTAGATATGTATCTACAAGGCCAAGGTGGCGGTGACGTATTTATTGTTGGTCAATCTGGCGAAGCCTTAATTCAAGGTGAAGACGATACAGACCTAACAGTTGCTGGTGGTGATGCTTCTGGTGGTAATGCTGGTGACCTAATCATCAAAGGTGGTAACGGAACAGGCGGTAACGCTTCAGGTTCAGTTGTCATCAAAGGTGGTAACGGTGGTTCAGCAGACGGAAATGTTCAGATTTTAGGTGCAGATGACACAGCAATCGCTACTTTTGTAGAGACTGCAAGTGCAACTGACTCTTTAACTGTAACTAACGGAACTGGCGGTGTAGAACTAGCAATGGCTGGTGGCACAAACGTCAATATGAACCTTGCTCCTAAGGGTTCTGGTCTTGTACTAGCACCTTCAGGTTATGATATGTCAGGTGGCGTAGACCATGCTCTAGCGTCTAAAGGATATGTTGATAGTAAGGCAGCAAATGCAGGTGCGGCTGGTACAAGACGTGTATCATTCTCTGCTAATGGTTCATCATCATTTACAATCGGCACAATGGCTAACATTTCAGGCAAGACTTACTATGTAAGCCGTGTTACTGCTAAAGTTACTCAAGCGTTTGTTGGCTGTGATGAGTTAGTCGTTTCTGATGGTACAAATACTCTAATGACTACAACTGACGCTGACCTTTCTGAGGGCGGTTTATATATTGTAGACTTAGGATTTGAAACTGCAACAACAGGTGGTGCAACTATTACTGGTACTTTACAGAATGGCGGCGCATCTGCTTCACCTACAACTGGTGTTGTGATTGTTACTGTAGAATACAAGCAAATCTAATTTGTGAGTAATCTAAGGTAATTATTACCATCATGGTGATAATAGAAAGGGGGACTTCGTGTTCCCCTTTTTTACGTCTATAGCCAAAGTGTTAACCGAGTAATATTAGCATATTAGATAAATACTTACAGAACTAAAATCTTTAACGACAGACTTAATTTATTAGGACTGACTTTATAAACGGACGTTGAGGAACGATAATGGCTGTAACACTTAATGCAAGAGGGACTAGTGTCCCTTACTTTAAAATTGGAAAATCTGGAACCACCTTTTATCAAGGAGATGCAGACCCGAGTAGTACACATACTGTAAATACAAACGATGTTTGGTTTGACACTTCAAACAACACGATAAAGTTTCGGGTATCAAACGCTTGGTCTGGAATTACAACTGCTTCCGATTTAACTGTAACTGGTGACTTAACAGTTCAAGGCACAACTACAACAGTAAACTCAACAGAGATACAAGTTCAAAATACTTTAAAGTTTGAAGGTTCTACTTCAAATGATTACGAAACAACTTTAACAGTTGTTGACCCAACACAAGATAATGTAATCACTATACCAAATACAACTGATACTTTAGTTGCTAAAAATACAACAGATACATTAACTAATAAATCAATTGATTTAGATTCTAATACACTTTCAGGCACACTAGCAGAATTTAATACTGCTATGCAAGGTGATAGTTTTGTTTCTTTAACAGGAACCGAAACACTTACAAATAAAACTCTAACTAGTCCTGTATTAAACGGAACACAGATGACACCAACTGGTGCTATCGTTATGCCAGTTGGCACAACAGCACAAAGACCAGGAACAGCAGTTGTTGGCATGATGCGTTTTAATTCTGACATAGATGCTTTTGAAGGTTACAATGGCGCATCTTGGGTTAAACTTGGTGGTATGACTCCATCAAATGATTCCAGAGATAATGGTTTAATTACTGATACTGAAGTCTTTAATGCGAACTATGGTTCTATTACTGACACTGATACAGCATCATATACATTAGATAGAGGTCTTGTAAGTAGTAGTGATACAGTTTAATTATACTGTAAATTTAGATAAATACTATTAACAAGAGTTCGGAGAAATAAAATGGTAAGAACAAACGGAGCCGCATCGGCAAGTGAAGTAGTATCAGGTAACATTAATTTCTATACAATGTATGTATCAGGATTAGATATTACACATACTGGTGATATATTAGACCAGTCACAACAAAATTTAGATGATATAGTTAATATCGTATCATTGGTAGCACAGCCTGTTATTATGAATAATCCATTAGCAGTCACATTAAACGGATTAGCACCAACACTAACAGGTGCAGGATTTGTTTTTAAATTTGCAGTAGAACACGCAGATGTTTTTAAACGCAATGGAGATGACATTTTTATTTTAAAAGAATTAATTCACGGCATAACAATTGATGGTGTTGCATTATCACCAGCAAATATAGAATTTGTGATGTCAGATATACTTTAATTATTTTATTAAGATTTTAAATGAAAAAGGGAACCGAAAGGCTCCCTTTTTTTATGAATAAGTAAAATAGGTAGGACTCGGTTATACCTACAACCCCATAACACAGATACCATCTGAAATAAGGGAGCCAAGTTCCGCTTAGTATTGCGATGTGACACAACGCATTTCTGCAACCATGCCTGGGTACCACCCCTAACTTGCCAAGTTCGACCCTCTGGTAAAGGCCTCTTCCTTGCACTATAAACAAAAGTTAATTAGACTTATTGTTACTTATGATACCAATATATCACAAGTGATTCGCTTTGTCAACCACTTTTTTTAATTATTTGAATATTTTTTTGATAGTTGAGCATATGTTGTTCCCTTTAGGCTCTGTAGGTAATGAATTCTCTTCTATCCATTCAGGAAACTTTTCGAACAGTGTTTTCCACTGAATCATTTCATTATATAAATCTACTATTCTTTTTAGATGCTCAGTAGTATTTGGATAATTATGTTCAGTTTTCAATTTATTGACTCTTTGTTTACATTCATTCAAGTCTGCTAAATCTCTGTCAACTGCTACAATTATCTTTTCAAAAGATTCGATATCTTTGAATTTGTTGATTAAGAATAGATGGTGTTTATTCTTAGGTTTGCCATCGTATAGAAACATAATCTCTTGTAAATCATAATATAATGCTTTGACTGGATTAATACTTTCTCTGTATCTTTTCATTATTTCTTCTATAGCAAATTCTGAACCTTCGGTTGCCAGATTTTCTAACACACTTATCGCCAATATATTGATACGCTGACTACTTGCTGATAATGCCTTCTTCGATTCTTCTTTGACTTTTGCTATTACGATATCTACCAGACGAGACTCAGTATTATTCAACCCTCTTTTCAGATATTCTATCTGACCAGGACTTGAATGTATTATAGTTCTTCTTAGGCTATCAGTTACCCTTTCACCTTTAAGAACTCCCTTACAGTCTCTTATAAATCTCTGTTTTTCTAAGTTTATGATATGTTCGTTCACTATATCTCCTCCAAACTTTTCTCTACACTAGTATTTAGGATGATATTGACGATATCAAAGTGACGATATAATTTCTTTTATAATTTTTAGTTTCTTTTTTCGAAAGAGAGTGCGTCTAGTTCCAGGATGCAATGGTTTTGGAATATAGTTCGTTTCTACCCAGGCGTATCCACCTGTTTCGTGGTTTGTTTTTGGTATGAATTCTTTTTCAACTAATATAGCAAAAGAGTAGTAACTGAATTCTCCATTTCTTGTATGATATTGGTCTAAGGGATATATCTTAATGACATCATCTTTGATATCTAAATTAATTTCTTCAGAGAGTTCTCTCAATAGTGCTTGAGAAATATTTTCGTTTTCTTCAACTTTACCGCCAAAGAAACCCCAATTCCTAGAGAATGAACCGTTTAATGCTCGTTGTTGAAGGAGTATACGACCTGTGTCTTTTGCTATTATGCATCCGCCAGATGCTTTTATCTTGCTTTCTTTCATTACGGAGTAGTTACTAGTTCTAGCCTCCAATATCCACCTTCATATATCCCTTGATATGTATCAGTCCATTCTCCCTTTTCGAACTTAAACTGTTGAGATGTAGTTGTGTTTGTTACATATTCACGGGTGCTATTTGCACTAGCATCAAAACTTTTTACCCATGCTGTTCCGTTATATTCTAAAATATCATTGGCATCAATTGCTATCCCCCAAACACTGCTACTATCAGCAGAGTCTAAGGTTAAATATCTTTGACCATTTGCGACACTTGGAATACCATTAAATCCTGGTTTTGCTGTAGAGGCATTAATAATTCTGTCTACAGAAGTTACAGTATTCGTTGGCAAAGTATCAGTATCTATCGTAAATGCTAATGCTGTCGCATCTGAAGTTGTTGATAGTGTTCCAATCACATCAGCATTCAAGTCGTCTATCTCGCCATGATATTTTAATCGAAGTCTGGAAACTCCACTGTCTAATGTTCCATAATCTTTAAGTACTGATGCCCAAGGAATGCTATCATCGTAGTTGCCATTTGCATATGGAGATGCTATAACTGAACCGCCACTTTCATAAACTCTTAACGCATAATTTCCTGGTGTAACAATAACACTAGACTGTGCATTTAAATCTCTGAAGAATTCAAATGCATCCGGGTCGTAATCAAGTGTATCTAGGTCGTTGTATGTGTATATATTATTGATAATATTTCTAACTACATTTTGTCTTGTCACTTGTGCAGGTGGATTAATCCAAATAGGAATTTGAAATATCATCGTTGCGATATCAATTTGGTCTTCAATTCCAGCAGGTATACCTCTGCTTGTCCATTGTAAGTCAGTCATTTCTACAACTGTGATAGTTGTCCAGTCTACTGGATTATCATTGTGTTGTATTTCTAATGCTGGATTAAATAATACTAATATTTGTTCAAGTAGTTGCAATTTTTGGTCTGTATTAGAAGTCCAAATATCAACTTGCATATTCAGTAAGTAAGGAACGGGCATTAATCTTTTTACACTATACTTTTGTCCAGGTTCACTAGTATAAGAATTTGAATTAGAATCAAATTTTCTTTCGTTAACACTTACAGCATCATTGAAAAATGGCTCTTGTAGTCTTTGTCTATCTGGTTGTAGACTTTGCACATGAGCCGCAATAAATGGCGCAGATTGTACTACGTTCTCAGAGTTTCCTTTGAGAATAGTTGCCGCCATACGAGATACATCTCCGTATCTGGATGGTACTCTGATATAATAATCAGTTGTCCCATCATTCATTTTCTTTCCAGTTTTAACTGTAAAGCCACTAAACATTCTAATAAATTGTAGAATGTATCTTCGAACTTGATTGTCATAGAAATGATTTTGTGCCATATTAGTCTACCTTTGGTCTCACTGCTTTTGACAGATTGACTTTTGATGTAATAGTAGTTCCGTCATCTAATTTAACTGTTCCACTATTGTTAATAAATTGATTATGTAATGCGTGACCTACTTCCCACGCTCCGTCGTCATCGTTGATTCTGAACCACTTACTATCTCTATATTGAAATAACCTTGATGGTGTATAATCTGTTCTTAAGAAGTACGAGTCAGTTGCTGGAGAATCTGGAAATTCTTTTCCATATGCCACTGTGGCATAATCCACATCATCTGGATGATTGGCTTGAGTTGCATACTGTAAATTGTTTGTTCTGTAGTCCCAGTATTTTCCAGGAACATTATCGGCTGCTTCTTGTACAACAGCATCAGTGATTTGAAGTTCTTTGTTGTATGTTGACAAAATGTTTTTCAAGTCATCTGCTTCTTCGCCAGTTCCAAGAATATCTGAATACTCTTGTGTATCTTGTAGTTGTTTACAACGAACACGCCAAATATGTGGCCACCAACCAGCATCAAAACCACCTGCGTCTTTTGTTGCTTCTTGTACAACCCAATATTGATTGACTGCATCTGGGTCTTCGCCATCGTTTCCTTCTAGCATCATATCTTCACGCATATGAGGTAATTCGATTACATCACCAGTCATAATTTTACGACCTAGTTGATTAACCATCTCATTCAAATGAAGAGTAAACACTTGTTGGTCATTACCTAGGAACATACCGAACTGTGATAATTCAAAGTCTTGGTCAGATACAGTATATACACCTCTAAGGTCATACACGTCTGGGTCATACTTTCTATCACGGTTTTCTAAGAATAACAAATCTTGTATCGCCGGATTTGCAGGGTCATAGTCTGCGGCAGTCTTATCTTGTGAGCCAACATACTTATGAATTAGAAGAGATGTTCCACCGTGGTCAAAGTGTGCTTTGACTGTTTTGTCAACAAATTTATAATCGTTACCCTTTTTAGGATTCCATAGGCTAAGTCTTGCCATAACTATTTTTCTCCATAATTTGACTTCTTACTGTATTTATCATATAATATAGTAATATAATTTTAAAATTATAAATAAAGTTTTAGGAAGGTACATAAATGCAAAATCAAGGATACTTATCAGTAAAAGAGTTAATTTCTCCTTTTACTGTTAAACAGTTTAAAATGTGGGCAATGAACCCAGACAATATACATCGTGGAAACGCTGTAAATGGGGAATACTACGGGAAACATCGCAAAGGTAGAGAATACAATGTCTGGTGGACTAGAGTGCCACCAAGAGAGATGTGGCAGCCTATCGTAGATAACTTAAGTAGATACATTGATACTTTCTTTCAAGGAAAAGAATGGGATATTCATGTAGTAGATTGTATTACAACAAGACCAGCGAGTTCAAAGATTAGGGCACATATTGACACACCTTATAGATTTGAAGAGTATGCTCGTATATCAAATGATGAAGTGTTTGGCGTACAATGTATAATACCATTAGATAAGTTTACACTTGAAAACGGAGCAACTTGTGTTCTTCCCGGTTCACACCATGAAATGTATTATTATAAAGATATTGAAGAGAACCAAAGTGACTATGATGAGATGTTAGTTAATGATGGCTTTCAATTTGTTTCAAACCCCGGCGATGCACTGATGTATAATGCAAGAACTTTACACAGTACGATGCCAAATAAGAGTGAGAATTTTAGAAGTGCTTTACTGATAAATGCACTTGATGTCAATATCTTAAAAAGAATTAGAGAACTCGACCAGAACACTAAAACAGCCCGTAAATTAAAAAAATGACGGAAAACTTGACAAAACTAAGCATCTGCTGTATAGTATTCTTAAATGTTGATATATAAAAGTAAAAGATGAGGGCAATGTGGCTATAAAAACAATGAGAAAAAAGAAGAATAAAAAAGCGAATATGTATTCTGACGAATCGTTTATTGGTTTAGAGCCTGATTGGAAAGGTTCAGAAAAATGGACTGCTGAACAATACTACCGAGAACGTGCTAGAACACCATATTGGTATAGTTACTACTTCAAATCAAAAGATTTTATTCCTTGGGTAGTTGATTGGATGAAAGCCAACGATTACACTAAAGAAGATATCAAGTCATATAAGGCTGCCGAAGACTGGAGAACTAAAAGTACTCTTGCAGGATATGTAAGAGCATTGTCAAAGGGTATGCCAGAAAACCACGAAGGTATCTCAGAGTATTTTGAAACTATGCCAGGTATCTCAGCGACAACTATGCAAGATGCTTCTGTTTCTGTTAGAAAAGAACTAGAGGTTATTATATCAGAGGGTAGCAAAATTAAGGCGGAGAAAAAAGAAGAGCAAGAAATTGTTTCTACTAAGTATAAGCCTACAATTCAACAACTTTTATTCAATAAATCTTTAGAGATGTCTTATGAAATAGATGATTTTGTTGAACAGTTTGACGGTTCAGCATCAATGTTAACAGAATTCGACCCACAGAGAATGCTATTGATTGTTGGTGCAAAACCAAATCACGCTAAGATGATTTCATCTTTATACAAACCTCAGTTTGATGATTTTTCAGAACTAGTAAATCCGCCTAATACTAAAAAAATGGATGAACGTGAAAAAGATTTACACGAACAACTTAAAGAAGGATATTCTCATCTATCTAAAGATGCTATAAAGAACCAATTTAAGATGTACAAGACTATTATGGATGCTTGTGACAACATTGTATTAAAAGGTAAAGTGACAAGAAAGCCTCGTAAGAAAAAGATAGTAAGTGCTGAAAAACAAGTGAAGAACTTCAAGTATCTTGACCATCATCCAGAGACAAAATCAATTAGTGTCAATCCAGCAGACTTAGTAGGGGCAAACGCCGCTATCGTGTATAACTCTAAGACACGAAAACTAGGAATTTACCACGCTCAGAATATCGACCCTATGGGACTAAAGAGAGATGGTTCAGGATTAAGTGTCAAAGGTACTACTATTCAAGGATTTGATGAGAAAACAAGCGTATGTAAGACACTTAGAAAGCCAATTGAACAGTTAGCCAAGTTTAAGAAGATAGCAAAGCGTTCATTAAATAAAGAATTTACTGCTATTAACAGTGTCGAAGTTAAAATGAACGGCAGATTCAATGACCATAGTTTGATTATCAAAGTTTTTTGATAAATACTGTTATAAGTGTTTCACTATAACATATTTGAGGGTCAACAATGGCAAAACAACGCAATAAAATAAAAAACGATGTAATTAAACAGATTAGACTATTGCTTGGCGACGGAATGGTCGACATTGAATTGGACCCAGAACACTATGACCTTGCAATTGATATTGCTTTAGATAAGATAAGACAGCGTTCAGAGAATGCAGTAGAAGAAGACTTCTATACTATTGAACTTAAGAAAGATGTAGACGAATATTCTCTACCTGCAGAAATAACAGAAGTAAAGAAAATTCATCATCGTTCATTCGGACACGGTTTATCTGCTGGTGTTGATATGGACCCATTTGAATTGGCATATGCAAACTCATACTTCTTTATGAACAATCATGTTGGTGGTATTTCAACATATGAATTATTCTCTCAGTACCGTGAAACTCTGAACAGGGTTGCGGCAACTGATATACAGTTTATTTGGAATCCAAATACTCATAAGATTAAACTTTTAAGAAAACTGAGAGCCGATGAAATAGTTCTTCTTCACGTTTACTTAGAAAGACCGGATGACCAATTACTAGTAGACCCTTATTTGAAATCTTGGATGAGAGATTACTCATTAGCATACTGTAAGAAGATGATTGGCGAGGCTCGTTCTAAATTCTCTTCACTTCCCGGCGCACAAGGTGGAGTTACTTTAAATGGTGAAACTTTAAAGGCAGACGCCGCGGCAGATATAGAAAAGTTAGAAACTGAATTGAAACTATATATCGATGGTTCAGCACCGCTAGGTGTTATGATTGGCTAAGAGTGGCTTTTCATCCACTCAACACTAAAAGTCCTTGTGTAAGCATATGCAAGTATAACGAGAAAAACTTCTGTATCGGATGCAAACGTCATATGAATGAAATATTCGATTGGCTCGATTATACTGACGATATGAAAGACGCTATTCTAAAAGATTTAAAAACCCGAGACATAACCTCAGAAAACGGTTGACAACCAGACATTTTTTGTGATATAATAAAGTATTACAAAATGACAATGAGAAACAATCAAATGATAATCGGTATCACAGGACTAATCAGTTCAGGTAAAGGCACAGTCGCCGATGTTCTAGTTGAAGAACATAATTACATTAAATTAAGTTTTGCAGATAAACTCAAAGATGGCGTTGCAACTGTGTTCGGTTGGGACCGTGCTATGCTAGAAGGCGACACTGTAGAGAGTAGAGAGTGGCGTGAAACTGTTGATGAATTTTGGACTAACGAAACTGGCAGAGAAATAACACCTAGACTTGTTCTACAAGAGTTCGGTACTGACTGTATGCGTAATGGATTCTATAACGGTATTTGGGTTAGTCTAGTCAAACAAGAGATTATCAATAATCCTCAAAACAACTACATAGTTCCTGATGTAAGATTTGCAAATGAGATAGAAATTATAAAATCTCTAAACGGTGAAGTTTGGAATGTCAGACGAGGCGAACTACCAGAATGGTGGGGAGTTGCAATACTAGATAATACTACTGGTTCAGACTTGATGAGAAGCAATTATCCTGATGTTCATCAAAGTGAATGGAGATGGATAGGAACTAATGATGAGTTCAATTTTATACTATACAACAACGATACTATAGAGTCCTTATATAGTAAAGTTTCGGATAGGTTGTCTGCGTAGTTAACTCTTAAAACAGTGTTTTTTCGTGTTTTTGACTAAATACAAGTAACATAACTTAGTAATTAAATCAACCAAGGAGAAAATACTATGGCTACATTAGTATCACCAGGTGTATCAGTAACAGTTAGTGACGAGTCGCAATATGCGGCAGCCACTCAAGGTACCCTACCATTATTAGTTATTGCGACAGCAAGTAACAAAGCAGATGCATCAGGAAGTGCAACGGCCCCTGGAACAGTTCCAGCAAATGCCGGTGTTGCCTACTTAGTATCATCTCAAAGAGAGTTAGTCGAAACATTCGGCGAACCAAAATTTTATGAAGTTGGCGGTTCAGTTGTTCAAGGCGCTGAAACAAGCGAATACGGTCTATTAGCGGCATACCAATATCTAGGCGTTTCAAACAATGCTTATGTTATTCGTGCAGATGTTGATTTGTCTCAACTAGAAGCATCCTCGACAGCACCAGCAGGTGTTATCACTAATGGAACACACTGGCATGATACTTCGAAAACAGATTTCGGATTGTTCAAGTGGTCAGGTACTGCTTGGGCAGCCCAAACAGTTTCAGTTTTAACTGACACACCGGGAACAGGCTTAGTAGAAACAATAAACGCATCAGGCTTTGCAGACCCAGTTGCAACACACGGTTCTGTTGGAGATTTTGCAGTTGTTACATCTACTGCTAAAGTTACATATTATGAAAAAACAGTTTCAACCGGTTGGGTTGTATGTGGTGACACAGGCTCAGCAGACTTCCAATTCTCTATGTTTGCTCCAACAACACAATCAGACGGCACAGCACAAGTAGCCGGCGATATGTATGTTCGTTTAGCAACAGCAGGCGGAGGATTAGATGTTGACTTATCATCTTATAATTCTACTTCTGGCTTGTTTACATCAATACAAGCACCAATTCATACATCAGACGATACAGCCCAAGCATTGAATAATGACTTAGGTGATGTTTATGTTAAATATAACACAGCGGCTGACGGATTAGGTTTCTGGGAATTAAGAAGACACACAGGTGCAACATCAACAGTTATCACTTCGGGTGCAGTTCCAAGTACATCAAGTATTACAGCGGCATTCACAGTAGAAGGCACAGCATTTTCACCTAGTGCAGTTACATTAGATGCGTTAATCACATCTCTACAAGCAAGTGCTCCATTGAATACAGCAAATGTTAGTATTGAGAAAGTTGGAACAGATAAAATTCGTTTCACTAAGACAGACGGTAAAGAATTAAACATCGTTTTCACTTCAGGTAAAGCGGCAGTTGGTTTCACAGCAGACGATAATTCTAAATCAGTTTATGAAGCATTATCTTATCAAGCAAGTAATACACAAATCACAGGCACAATTGCAGAAGGTACACTATGGTTTAGTTCATCACTTAACATTGAAATAATGAAAAATGTTAACAACGGTGGTACTATGGAATGGCAGAAATATGCGTGGTCAGAAGACACAAACAGTCTTGCACCAAGTGAATGTCAACTAGTTTCAGGTGCTCCTACAAAACGAAAAGATGGTACATCTTCTCTAGTTGCAGGTGACATTTGGGTAGACGGTGATGCAGTCCCTTATGCAACAGTATATCGTTGGTCAGGTTCAGCATGGGTCAAGTTAGACAATGCAGACCAGTCATCTACAGCAGGACTAGTATTCAGTCATTACTCACACGATGCACCATATGATGCAAACGGTGTAGCAACAAGCAGAACAGCACACGCCTCAACAGCGAATCCAGACTTACATCCAGAAAATATTCTGATGATTAACATGGATTACTCTACTTACAATGTTAAGAAATATACAAGCGGTAAGTGGGAATGGGCTTCTGGTGTTAACACAGATGGTTCAGGTAAGTTTGGACCAGACGCACAGAGACATATGGTAGTTGAAGCAATGCAATCAGCAATTTCTTCAAACGATGGAATCCGTTCAGAAGCAGTTTATTTCAATCTAATTGGTGCTCCAGGATACTTTGAGTTGATGGATGAAATGATTACATTGAACAAAGACAAGAAAGAAATCGCATTTGTAATCGGTGATACGCCTATGACATTGAAGTCAGATTCGACTTCATTGAAAAACTGGGCTTCAGCAAATGTTCCAGCAGAAACATACGCGGCAATGTATTATCCACACGGTTTATCAAGTGACTTATCTGGCAATGATGTAGTTATTCCTTCATCAGCAGTTGCACTTAGAACAATTGCGTTCTCAGACCAAGTTTCATATCCGTGGTTTGCTCCAGCGGGTCTTACTCGTGGTGTAGTTTCAAACGCAACACAAGTTGGTTATATCAACTCAGAAGATGAGTTTGTTAAAGTTCAACTTAGCGAAGGTCAGCGTGATGTTCTTTATGGACAGCGTATTAACCCAATCGCAGATTTCCCATCAACAGGAATGGCAGTATATGGTCAGAAGACTACACAAGCGACTGCTAGTGCTTTAGATAGAGTTAATGTTGCTCGTTTGACAAACTATATGCGTCACAACTTAGACCAATTATCTCGTGCATTCTTATTTGAACAAAACGATAAGATTACAAGAGATAATATGAGAGATGCAGTAGAAAGATTCTGTGGCAACCTTGTTACTCAAAGAGGTTTATATGACTTCTTAGTAGTGTGTGATGACTCAAATAACACACCAGCAAGAATTGACAGAAACGAACTATGGGTAGATGTCGCAATTCAACCAGCAAAAGCAGTTGAGTTCATTTACATCCCACTTCGTATCAGAAATACTGGCGAAACATTATAATATAAACTAGAGAGTTTAGTTTAAAACCCCTCCATCAGTGAGGGGTTTTTTATGGTCACCATTAACATAACTGATAAATACAGATATGAGAATTAATGAAGTCATATTACACGAAGAATTACTAGACGTAAAGTCTGTAATAACTTCGCCTATTAAAAAACTAGATAAAGTTTTTAAGAGTAACAACTATGAATTAAGAGTAGTTGGCGGAGCAGTTCGTGACCTTGCTTTAGATAAAACACCAAAAGATATTGACTTGGCAACTAATGCTACACCAGATGAAATGATGGCTATACTTGATAAAGCAGATATCAGACATATACCTTCTGGATTAGAACACGGCACTATTACTGCAATCTTAGACAACGAACCATACGAAATCACAACACTAAGAGCAGACAAAGAAACTGATGGCAGACACGCTGAAGTTGAGTTTGTTAAGAGTTGGGAAGAAGATGCTAAACGCAGAGACCTAACATACAATGCTATGAGCATGGATATGGAAGGTAATGTATTTGACTATTTCGGTGGTATGGATGATTTACAAGATAAAGTCAGTAAGTTTGTTGGTGACCCAGAAGAAAGAATCACAGAAGACTATTTAAGAATATTAAGATACTTTAGATTTCAAGGTAGATTATCAACACCTACTTGGGACAAAGATACTCTAAAAGCAATCAGTTCAAATGTAAAAGGTTTACAACAGATAAGTGCTGAAAGAGTATGGCAAGAAATGGGAAAAGTTCTTGCAGGCAATAATGTCGCAAATATATTAGATTATATGACTAAGACTGGTGTTAGTAAAGTTATAGGATTGTCAACTAATGACTTGAATAAAGTAAAAGATAACGGAAACCCTATCGTTGCATTAGCACAGACAGGCAACACAATAGATATAGCAAAGCGTTGGAAACTAAGTAAAGTTCAAGCAACTATGTTAGACTTTCTAGTTAAGAATAAAAACAATTCTCTTGACCAAAAGAAAGTAGAAGATATGATTGCTGATGGTGTCGATAAGGCTTTAATTACAGCATTAGCGTCTCTACAAGGTAAAGATGTAAATATAGACGCAGAAGTTCCAAACTTTCCGGTAACAGGTGCTGACTTGATTGCTAAAGGTATGAAACCAGGTCCAGAGATTGGCGCTAAACTTGGACAACTCAAACAGAAGTGGAAAGATAGTAACTTTAAATCAACTAAAGATGAATTGTTAAAAGAAAATTCAGACTTAGGTACTCAAAGAGGTAGATTAGAATACTATCTAAAGAAACCAGTTGAAGATGGAATGTTAGTTCATTTATCGGGTTTAGGAAAGTTTCATAAAGGTAATGACGAATTAGCAGACATAGTACCAGAAAGAAATGGTATGTATGCTTTACATCCTGATAAATGGGAAAGTACATTTTACAGTTTAA